AGCAGATGCACGATCATAGCTGCGCCGATGGCAATATCGACGGGGCCAGCTGAGCGCCTTCTGACGATTCGCCAACTTGAATCCGACTGCTTAGCTGCGCAATTATTAAAGTGATCGATAAAGATCTGTTGCCCACCGTGTACGATTTTTTTATTAGCCAAAGTTACAGACCGCAAAGGATGGGCGATGGCTAACCCCTCGCTTGGCACTCTGATCGATGAAAACAGTATCGAAGAATCTTTGGCGGTAAATACGATTGAAGATTTCCGCACGGAAACGCTCTGCCAATGGATTTCAAGTTTAGCCTCACCGTGGCCATTCCAAAGCGTAGAAGATACATCCGATTCGAGCCTACAGCTATCTCCTGGTCCTTTAACTATCTTTGGCTTTGACGTTAGCCCTAGTAAACGAGATGCGAGTTTAGTAATGGGCCAGATAACTCCATCGGGCAAGATAGGAGTAGCGGTACTAGAAACATTCCAGAGCCCAGTAGCGGTTGACGATACGGTCGTAGCTGCAGCTATTAAAAAATGGGCCGATATGTATTATCCGAGAGTAATCGCCTACGATAAATACACCAGCCAGACGATCGCCACAAAATTAGAGCGATCTGGATGCGCCGTTAAAGATATATCCGGGCAGACCTTCTACCAAGCTTGCGGAGAGTTACACGATGCTTTGGCTAATAAAAAAATCGTTCACGGTGGCCAGCAGGTATTTATCGATCACTTCAATAACTGCGCAGCTAAACAAAACGATTGCGCTTGGCGAATAGTCAGAAGGCGATCAGCTGGCCCGGTCGATATTGCTATCGGAGCGGCTATGGTCGTTCACCTATTAACCGAGCCGCCAGAGGTGGCGCAAATCTATGTTTAGACACGATAGCGAAATACCCGAATATGCTTGATTTTATCGGGAGAATATGCTCATGGGATTATTACAAACGCTCGGCATTCGTAGTACTGCAACGCCTAAAGTCGAAGCGCAATATGCGCCGGCTGTTATGGATACATCATTCGGCTATGGCTATTTTAATACTGGCTCTGCTAATTCTTTAGCGTTAAATTCTGTTACACGTGATTACGCTATCCAAGTACCAACGGTCAAGCGTTGCAGAGATTTAATTGCTGGCGTAATTGCATCTTTAGATTTAGAGCTTTATAACAAAACTACCGGCGAAGAATTAGGTAAGCCTCGTTGGTTAGAGCAACCAGATTACCGCCAACCTAGAAGCGTTACGATGGCATGGACTATCGATTCGCTTATATTTTATAACTTGGCTTATTGGAGAGTTACAGAGCAATACGCAGACGATGGCAGACCGTCAAGATTCGAATGGGTAGCAAATACTAGAGTTACTTTTACTACTAATAAATTCGGTACAGAGATCGACGAATACTTCGTAGATGGCGTTCGTGCGCCGATGTCTGGCGTTGGATCATTAATTACTTTTCAAGGATTAAATGGTGGCGGAGTATTACAAACAGGAGCCCGGACTATTCAAGCTTCTTTAGATTTAGAAAAAGCCGCAGCTGTTAGCGCAGCTACTCCGATGCCTACAGGTTATCTAAAAAATACTGGAGCAGATCTACCAGAATCACAAATATCTGGATTACTTGCAGCTTGGAAAGCAAGTAGATTAAATAGATCTACAGCTTATTTAACTTCTACTCTAAGTTATGAGCCTACTGGCTTTTCTCCTAAAGATATGACCTATAACGAATCTTTACAATTTTTAAGCACACAGGTAGCCCGGTTAATGGGCGTTCCGGCATGGATGGTAAGTGCCGATATGAATAATTCCATGACTTATCAAAATATATTAGATTCACGTAAAGAATTTTTAGCGTACACCTTGCAACCTTACATCTCTGCCGTCGAAACAAGATTAAGCATGGATGACGTTACAAATGGTCGCAACGTGGTGCGCTTTGCGGTCGATGAAACATTCCTAAGAGCCGATGCGATGGCGAGATTAGATGTAATCGAAAAAATGTTAAATCTTGGATTAATTGATATTGATCAAGCTAAAGAGATGGAAGATCTAACTCCAGAAGGTAACAACGCCGAAGTAAACGATATAGAAGAAGAAGACGACGAAATGGAAGAAGAAGATACATTAGATACCGGGAACGAGTTAGGACTATAAATGGAAATCGAAAATATGCATCTAACCTTTGCTAGTCAAATTGAATCGAGCGATGCTGGTCGCCGGCTTATATCCGGAGTAGTACTGCCGTTTAACACTATCGGCAACACTTCCGCCGGCCCAGTAATTTTCCAAAGTGGATCGGTAGAAATCCCAGAAGCAAAGCGTATTAAATTACTTGCGCAACATTCGCAAAATGACCCGATCGGCCGTGCGCAATCATTCCAAGTTACTCAAGATGCTATTTACGGTACTTTCAAAGTATCTGCATCTCAGAAGGGTAACGATTATTTAATCTTGGCCCAAGAAGAATTAGTAAGCTCTTTATCTATTGGCGTAGATGTTATTAAAGCCAAGAAGAATGCAGAAGGCGTACTAGTGGTATCTAGTGCCGTAATGCGCGAAGTTTCCTTAGTCGAAAGCCCGGCCTATGCCGATGCCGTCGTAACTAAGGTAGCTGCTAGCGAAGGCGAAGCAGAAGAAGCAACTCCAACCGAAAAAGAAAGCGAGGCTATCTTGGACAACAAAGCTCCAGAGCCAATCGAAGAAAAGGCGGAAGCGGTTACTCCAGTAGTAGAAGCATCGCGCCCAGTTACATCAACACCGTTTATCTCAACTTCTGTACGTTCGCCTATTACAAACTTCGCGAGCTATACAGAGCATAAGATCAAAGCAGCTCTAGGATCTGATGAATCACGTCTATTCATCTCTGCAGCTGATGACTCATTCTCAACTAACCCAGCATTCAACCCAGTTCAATACCTAAGCGAGTTCGTAACTAATACTCGTTTTGGTACTCCTGCGATCGATGCTTGCTCTCAGGGAACTTTACCTGCTAGCGGTATGACTATCTCCGTACCATCTTTGGTAACTTCAGCTGGCGGTCAATCTGGCGTAGCTCCAGTAGTAACCGTAGAAGCAGAAGCCGGAGCAGTTCAGAATACCGGCATGGTTACAGAGTATCTAACTGGTACTGTATCTAAGTACTCAGGCATGAACACTTTGTCCGTAGAATTGTTAGAGCGTTCAGACCCTAACTTCTACTCTGAATTGACTACTCAATTACAGAATGCTTACTTAACTGCAATCGATACAGCTGCTCTATCAGCTTTAGTAACAGCTGCTACAGCTGCATCTAACGAAACTGCAGACTCAACAGGTATTATCGACTTCACTTCTGAAGCTGCAGCTAATATCTATAAGAATACCGGCTACTTCGGCCAAAACTACATCGCTAACCCATCACAATACCAAGCATTACTAGGCGCAACCGATACAACTGGTCGCCCTATCTACAATGCAATTCAACCAATGAACGCAGCTGGTCAAGTACGACCAACTTCAATTCGTGGAAACGTATTGGGATTAGATCTATACGTAGATAAGAACTTCGCAGCTACTACCTTTGATGATGCTTCTGCAATCATCTTGGCACCAGAGGCGTTTACTGTTTACCGTTCACCTCAGGCGTTTATGTCTGTAAACGTGGTATCTAATCTACAAATTCAAGTAGCTATCTACGGCTTCATGGCAACAATCGCCAAGATGCCTGGTGGTATCTACAAGTACATGAAGGCTTAATTAAAGCCACTTTAGGAATCTGCCGGGTTTAGTAGCCCTATCCCGGCAGAGCTATTAGAAAAGGAGTAAAGAGATGGCAGCTACTTACGTAACTGTGGCCGAGCTAAGGGCCAATCTTGGTATAGGTACTCTTTACTCCGATTCTGATGTCGAATCTGTATGCCAGACGGCTCAGGATTTACTTAATTCTTATCTTTGGTTCGATACTGCTCCCGTAGTAGCTGCAACTATTCAAGATAACGTCGCTACGGTGATGCTTGCTAATCCCGGATTATTCGTGTCTGGTCAGAGCGTTACGCTGGCGGGATGCGGTGCGACGTATAACGGCACTTACACTTTGACCGGCACGATCCCATTCTCTAACGCAACTGTAAATATCCTGCCTTTACTTTGGTGGCCGTGGGCATGGCAAAACTGGCCTAGCGGTTATTCTTTTATTCAATTTTCTAAAACAGCTGCCGATGATAACTTTCATCGAATCGTGCCTTATGGCACGGCTACCGGGCCAGATACTAAAACTGCCACGTATGCCAATACTCCAGCGATCCGTCAAGCTGCGATGATCTTGGCCGTAGATATATGGCAAGCCCGGCAAGTATCCCAGACCGGCGGAGTAGGCATGGATGGCTTTACGCCTTCGCCTTATCGCATGGGCTATCAATTAATGAACCGGGTACGTGGGTTAATTCAACCTTACGCTAACCCTTCTTCTTTGGTGGGCTAATGCCAGCAGCTATAACTACCCTTAGAAGCACCGTAGCCACAGCTCTTACAAATAATGGCGTATGGAGTACCTTCGCTTTTCCGAACCCAACATTATTAGCCAACTCTGTAACCGTGTTACCCGGCGATCCGTACATTCAACCTACGAACGATGGTTATAACACTATTTCGCCTTTGGCTAATTTCAAGATTCTAATAGCCGTACCTGCATTCGACAATCAAGGCAACCTAGCCGGGATCGAAACTTTTATAGTAGCGGTATTTAATAAATTAGCGGCATCTGGAATCTCTTATAACGTTACTAGCGTATCTACTCCATCGATCACCGATGCAGCTAGCGGATCGCTTTTAACAGCTGAATTAAATATCTCAATCCTCACGACTTGGAGCTAACATGTCCGACAAATACGATATAAACGAAAATAATTTTCTGGCCCGTGTTGGTCAGATTAAGCAAGAAGAACCAAAAGCTAAAGCTGCACCAGCTGCAGAGAAGGAAGAAGAATAATGGCCGTAATGCTAAATAACACCGTAGGCGTTAAGCTGGCGACAGTAGATATCTCAGATCACGTATCCAGCGCAACGCTTTCACAAATCTTCGACGAACTAGAGATTACAGCTCTCGGAGATTCATCTCATAAATTCACTAAGGGTCTAGAGGCTTCAACGCTTACACTAGATTTCTTTAACGATTTCGCAGCTTCTCAGATTACTACCCTATTGCAGACTAACTACGGCACTACAATTACTGCCGTGTTAATCCCAGTTAAGGGCACAGCTGTAAGCGCAACTAATCCGCTATACACCGTATCAATTCTAGTTAATAACCTAACTCCAATTAATGGCGATGTAGCATCTATTAATAACGCATCGATTACGTTTACATGCAATAGCACCGTAGCGTATGCAACTACAGGAACCTTCTAAGGAGAATAAAACTAATGGCAAAATTACGCATAACAAGGGCTAACGGAGAAGTTACGGAACACCGTATTACTCCGGGTATCGAATATGCCTTCGAGTTAGTTCATAAGGCCGGTATCTCCAAGATACTTCGGGAAACAGAAAAGCAGACAGAGATATTCTGGCTAGCTTGGGAAGCTTTGCGCAGATCTGGAGCTACCGTGCCTACCTTTGGTCCAGAGTTCGTAGATACCTTAGAACTAGTAGAGGTACTCGAAGAAAAAAAATAGCGATTAGTCGGGATTCTATGGGCTACACGATCGCAGCTTTAGCGGTGGAAACTGGAATCTCGCCTAACGAATTATTAAAGATAGACGATGAGATGCTTCGGCTTATCATTCAAGTATTAAACGATAGAGCGAAGGAGATTAAAAATGCCAGTAAACGTAACCGGCGTTAAACAACTCCAAACTGCTCTGCGTAAATTTGATGATGAACTATTAAAGGCTATGGGTAACGATATTAAAGCCGTCATGCTACCTATCCGGGACAAGGCCCGTAATTACTTACCTTTGCAGAATGAAGTATTAAGCGGATGGGGTAAGGCTACGGCTTCCGTATCTACTGCTAATTATCGGGCATTCCCGGCTTACAATTACCAAGTAGCAAAGGCCGGTATTAAATACAAAGCCGGATCCAATAAGCGCAATCGCAACGGATGGGCCGTAACTAATTACGTATCTAACGAATCTGCTCCCGGTGCTATCTATGAAACTGCCGGCCGTAAAGTCGGTGCTGGTCGAAACGATACGGCTTCTTTGAACCCTAACGCTTCATTCCAATTCATAGCTGCATTACCGCCGTTAGTAGATGCCAGAGTAGTCGGCCAACGTGGCCGGCCAAGTCGTAAACAACAAGGCCGATTAATCTATCGAGCATGGGCCGAAGATAACGGCAAAGTTTACTCTAGAGTATTAAAGGCTATTGAAAATACATGCAACGCTTTCAACTCTGCACAAAAGGCCGAGATGGTGGCTACTGCTAGAGCATTAAGGAGCCGACCAAATGGCTAGTTTAGTCGTATCGGCGTTATCTACATGGAGTAATAAAGGCTTAAAGAAGGCCGAGAAAGATATATCTAAATTTGATAAAACGGTCAAAGATGTAGGTAAGACTTTCGCTGGGGTATTTGCAGCTTCTAAATTACTTAGCTATAGCCGTAACGCCGTAAAAGCGTTTATGGATGATGAGAAAGCAGCTAAGGCTCTTAACGTACAACTTAAAAACTTAGGTTTAGGCTTTTCAGCTAATAGCGTTGAACTTTATATATCTAATCTGCAAAGAATGTACGGCGTTTTAGATGATGAACTTAGACCGGCTTTTCAAACTATAGTAACTGCTAGCGGTGATCTTACAAAGAGCCAGAAGGCTTTAGATCTTGCATTAAATATAAGTGCGGCCACAGGTAAAGATCTACAATCCGTATCTGCAGCTTTGGCTAAAGGATTTTCGGGTCAGACCACAGCTCTAGGCCGTTTAGGTGCTGGACTAGATAAAACTCTTTTAGCGACCGGCGACATGAATAAAATCATGGCCGAACTAAATAAAAAATTTGCTGGGCAAGCTGCAGCTCGGTTAGATACTTACGCCGGTAAAATGTCCTTGCTTCAAGTTTACGCAGCTGACGCACAGGAAACGATCGGTAAAGGATTAATCGATGCCCTAGAGGTATTAGGCCGAGATACATCTATTCAATCCGTAGGCGATAGCATGCAGAATCTTGCCGACAATATAGCCAACGTAACTACTAACTTGGCCAAGATGATTAAAGGCTTTGGCGATGTTGCATCTAACCCAGCATTCCAAGCGGTTATAGCTTTGCTCTTACTGCGTGCCGGTAAGGTGGATATTCTCGCTAAGTTATTTGCTGGCGGTTTAGTCGCTGGAATCTTGACGGCTCCAAAGCAACCTATCAGCATGGAAGAAAACAGAGCTTTAGCTCAGAAACGTTTAGCCGAGCGAATGAAAGAAGCCAAAGCAATTAAAACAGCTACGACTTACAGAGCTGCAGAAAACGAGCAATTAAAGAAGAAAACAGAAGCCGATAAACTTAAAGATAAATTTGACGTAGAGCGAATCGGTTTAATGGCAGCTCTTAACGCAGCTACAGACGAAGAAACTAAATTACGTTTAAGGGCTCAGCTTGCTATCCTTGACGAAAACGAAGCTTTAGCCAAGCGTTATAACGCCGAGTTAGCAGCTGCCGAAGCTACCAAGAATTTAACTAATGCTTTTAATGGTGCAGCTTTGACCACTAAATCAACCTTTGACCAGATCGCAGCTTACATAAATAATAGAGCTGCTTTGCAAGCGCAAGGCGTAGCAGTATCTACACCGCCGGCAGTTCAAGAAATTATTAATACTGGAATCGCTAAAGAAGCTGCAAAATTAACCGAAACGGTAATACCAGATTATTTAGAGAAATTACGTACTACCGTTAAATCGGGCTATGAAGTACCTAGTACATCCGAATTCTACGGCTCTCTAGGTGCCTACGGTGAACGTTACATGCCTAGCACTTCTAGCGGATCTAGTGGCGGAACTCCAGAGGTAACAGTAAATCTAAATGCAGCTGGATCTATCATCGGCCTTCAAGAAGTCGATGCAGCTATTCAAGATGCACTACTTAGAATTTATCGACAGAATGGCGATTTAGCACCGGCAGGATTTATCCCATAATGACGGTACCTGTTGTAAATGCGGTTATTAACTTCTCAACTGGTCCCGGCTTTGCGCAAGCTTGCTTAATCGATTCCGGCGTATTCGGTACTAATATCTTTGCCGATTCCGCAGCTGTGATCGTAGATGTATCGGATCAGATTAATTTAATTCAAACTAACAGAGGCCGTAACGCTACAGCTGACCAATTTACGACCGGAACTTTAACGCTTCGCATTGTAGATACTAATGGCGATTTTAATCCACAGAATCCGTCTAGCCCTTACGCCGGCTTATTAACTCCTATGAAGAAGGTCCAGATAACAGCTACTCATCTTGGCACTACTTATCCGATCTTTGCTGGCTTTATTACGGGCTATCAGACCATCCAACCTAAAGAAGCTACGGATGTAACACTTACGACCATAACCGCCGTAGATGCCCTTCGCTTGGCTCAGAATGCCCAGATAAGCACCGTTACAGGGGCAACGGCAGGAGATCTAACAGGTACCAGAATTAATCAGATCCTAGATCAAATCGAATGGCCGGCTTCGGCCCGTGATGTCGATCCGGGATTAACTACTGTTCAAAGCGATCCGGGAACCCAGCGCACAGCTCTAGGAGCATGCCAGACCATTTCTACGACCGAGTACGGGGCCTTCTATGTAAATGCCGTTGGCGATTTCGTATTTCAAGATCGAGATGTAACCGTCAGTTCGATCGCCGGTACTCCTACCGTATTTTCCGATACAGGGTCGGGCATCAGTTATAAAAATGCAGCTTGGGTATTAAATGACGTATTAATCTTTAACAAGGCTACGGTCGTTAGATCCGGCGGTAGCCCGCAGGTAGCGATAAATCAAGATTCGATAGATAAGTACTTCTTGCACAGCTATTACATCGATAATCTTCTAATGCAGACCGACGCCGTAGCTCTGGATTACGCCTTAGCCTATGTCGCTTCTAGGCAGGAAACGACGGTTCGATGCGATGCCATCGAGTTAGATCTCTATACCCCTAATTACGATGCCGGCATTACTGCAGCTTTAGATCTTGATTTCTTTGACCCGATTACGGTTATTACTACTCAGCCCGGCGGATCGACCTTAGAGAAAACGTTACAAATTTTCGGAGTATCTAACAGGATTACGCCGAATAGCTTTATTACCGTGTTTACTACCCTAGAAGCGGTAATAGATGGGTTTATAATAGGGACAGACTACGGGCGAATTGGCATTAATTCGCTTTCGTATTAAGGAGAAAAAATGGCAACATGGCCGGTAGTGACGGGGGATATCGTCACCAGTACAATTTGGAACGGGCTCCCAGTTTACGAACTATCAACGCAAGCGGGAACTACTTACACTTTAGCAAGCGGAGATCAATACCAGAAGCTTTTAGTATTTACTAGCTCATCGGCTAAAACTGTAAGCATCCCTACCGATGCTACTTATGATTTTCCAGATGGTACAGCTATAACTATTCTTAATAATAATGCCGCTGGTAATTTAACTATTCAAGCTGTAGCCAGCGGAACTACTGCCGTATCTTCTGCCGGTGCTTCTTCAGCTGCTCCAGTAGTAGGAGCCTTTAAGGCCGCTGTATGTATTAAAACTGGAACTAACGCATGGACCATCTCAGGGGCCGTATCGTAATGATCGGTAATTTAGCAGCTGGATTACTTGGCGGAAGTGCGCCGACTTTTAGTGCTACTGGCGGTAATGAAGTTAAAACTATTGGATCTACTAGATACCATATTTTTACTTCTTCTGGTTCTTTCGTAACTTCTGGAGCTAGTGGTTCGGTTTCCGTATGTGTAGTCGGTGGCGGTGCGGGCGGTGGATCGGGCGATGCCGCTGGTGGCGGTGCTGGCGAATTAGATTTATTCGCTTCTCAAACTTTATCTCCTAATACTTATACCGTAACA